GCCACGCCCAGGCCGGCACCGCGCACCCGGGACCGGTTCTCCTGGCCGGAGCATCTGCGGCACGCCCTGCTGATGCTGGTGTACGGGCACATGTACTTCGAGCAGGTGTACCGCGTCGATGACGACGGCCGGCGGGCGCGGCTGCGGAAGCTGGCGCCGCGGATGCCGAAGACCATCGAGAAGATCGACGTTGCGGAGGACGGCGGCCTCGTCTCGGTCAGCCAGTGGGGCACCATGGCGGGGCCGCGGGCGCGGCCGATGCCGGTCAACCGGCTGGTGGGGTACGTGCATGAGCGCGAGGCCGGTAACTGGGTCGGCCGGTCGCTGCTGCGGGCGGGGTACAAGAACTGGCTGATCAAGGATCGGCTGTTGCGGGTGCAGGCGCAGACGATCGAGCGCAACGGCATGGGCATCCCGGTCTATGAGGCGGCGGAGAAGGAGAAGAGCCTCGACAAGGGCCAGGAGATCGCCACCTCGTGGCGGTCCGGGGAGGCGGCCGGTGCGGCCATCCCGAACGGGGCGAAGATTCGGCTGGTCGGTGTGGAGGGGGACCTGCCGGACGCGAACCCGGCGATCCGTTACCACGACGAGCAGATCGCCAAGGGTGTCCTCGCCCATTTCCTCACGTTGGGCACCCAGACGGGCTCGTGGGCGCTGGGCGCCACGTTCGCCGACTTCTTCACCCTGAGCCTGCAAGCGTTGGCCCAGGCGGTCGCGGACACCGCGAGCCAACACATCGTCGAGGACCTGGTCGACGTCAACTTCGGCGTGGACGAACCCGCCCCGAAGATCGTCTTCGATGAGATCGGCAGCCGGCAGACGGCGACCGCGGCGGCGCTGAAGATGCTCGTCGACGCCGGCATCCTGCGGCCGGATCCGGTCCTGGAGCAGGCGGCACGCCAGCAGCACGGCCTACCGCCGAACCCCGACCCGACACCGGACTACGAGCCGGCGCCCGCCGACGAGCCGCCCGCGGCACCACCCGCAGCGGCCCGGGCTCGACGCCGCCTGCCGGCCCCGCTCCAGCCGCCGATCCCCGGCCTCGACCACTGAGGAGAACACACGATGCCGCAACCCCCGAACGCGCCGGCCGGGCCGCGACCCTGGTACCACGTCGGCCCGGTGGTCGCCGAGGCCGACGGCGACGGGCCAGAGCGCACCACCGCGGACGTGTACCTGTACGACGTCGTCGGCGGCTGGTGGGGGCTCAGCGCCGACGACTTCGTCCGCGACGTCGCGGGCCTGGACGTCGACCACATCGTGCTGCACCTCAACACCCCCGGCGGGGAGGTCTCCGAGGGGGTGGCGATCGCCAACATGCTCCGCCAGCACCGCGCCGACGTGCGGGTGATGGTCGACGGGATGGCGGCCAGCTCCGGCAGCGTCATCGCGATGGCCGGCGACGAGGTCGTCATGGGCCTCGGCAGCCAGATGATGGTCCACAACCCGCGAACCTGGGCGGTCGGTGACGTCGACGAGATGCAGAAGGTGGCCCGGCAGCTGGAGTCGACCGCCGAGGCGATCGCCTCCACCTACGCGGCCAAGGCCGGCGGCACCGTCGACGAGTGGCGGGAGCTGATGAAGGCCGAGACCTGGTACTCGGCCGAGGAGGCGGTGAAGGCGGGGCTGGCCGACCGGGTCGCCACCGACGAGGACAAGGGCACCGCGACGGGCCGCAAGGTCACGCCGGGCCGTAAGGCCGGTCTGTGGGACATGTGGGACACGCTGCGCTCGCAGGACCGCCTGGACCTGTCGCCGTTCGTGTACCAGGGGCGGGAAAATGCGCCGGCCCCGACGTTGGCCGGCCGCAAGGCCGGGCGATCGTCGGCGCCGCCGGATGCCGCGCTGGCCGCAGCCGCGCAGGCGGCCCAGCGCATCCGCGGCGAGGCCACGAAGACAACCACCGCCGACCCGACGGTGGTCGATCCGAACCCGAAGGAGGCGTCAGTGGACGCAGCCAAGATCCGGGAGGCGCTGGGTCTCGCATCCGACGCCCCCGACACCGAGGTGACCGCGGCGCTGGCCGCGGCCGGCCTCGGACAGGCGGGACCGCCCGCCAACCCGCCCGGCGACCAGAACGAGCCGGCCCCGCCGGTGGTCAAGCCGAACGGGGCGGTCCCGGCCGGGATGCGCCTGGTGTCGGACTCGGCCTGGGAGCAGATGCAGAACACCATCAAGCGGCTGGAGGCGCGCGAGGCGCGTCGAGAGCGCGAGGAGCGCGACCAGGTCGTCGCGCAGGCGGTGCGGGACGGCAAGTTCACCCCGGCGCAGCGCGACCACTTCGCCAAGCTGTGGGACGCCGACCCTGAGGGCACCCGCACGCTGATCGCGAGCCTGCAGAAGAACACCGCGCTGGCGGTCGCCGAGCTCGGCCACGGCGGGGACGTCACATCGGACGAGGCGGCCGAGGACGCCATGTTCGACAACCTGTTCCCACCCTCGATGCGCTACGCGGGAAAGGGGCAGTGACCGGTGGCTGACTACACGCCGATTTTCGGCGCGGGCCTGCGGCCGCGCTCGTTCACCGTCGGTGCTACAGCCGTCGTGGGTGGCCAGGTCGTCGCCCTGTCCGCGGCAGACACAGTGATCCCCGCCGGCGCCGCTTCCACCGCCGCGGTCGGCGTCGCCGGACATGACGCGGCGATCGGCACCCCGGTCACGGTGTGGCCGCTGCCCGGTGTCACGCATGAGGTGACTGCCTCCGCCGCGGTCGCGGTCGGCGACAACCTCGCCACGGCCGCCAATGGCCAGGTCAGCGCGATCGGCGCCGGCACCTTCGGTCAGCTCATCGGCGTCGCCGCGACCGCCGCCGCCGGCGCCGGCATCAAGCTCCAGATGATTGGTCGGTGAGCTGACTCATGCCAGGTACCTACCCGCCGGCAGCGCCGACGCTGACCGGCAACCTGCTGACCATCGACCGGATGCTGCAGTCGCCGACCTACATTCGGCGGCGGCTGCGGGACTTCCGCGACCTGCGGTTCGTCTCCGACCAGGTGCTCACTGGCCGGCTGCGCTCCTCCGGTGGCGCGGTCCTGTACGAGATGAGCGAGCCGTTCGTCACGGACCGGCCGGTGCGGGCCGTGCAGGCTGGCGGCGAGTACCCGATCGCCAACATGCCGGCCGGTACCGCCGGCCTGGCCGCGGTGTCCAAGTGGGGCCAGAAGGTCGAGCTGACCTTCGAGCAGGCGAAGCGGTCGCAGTACCCGGGTCAGGAGGTGTCCCGGGCGCTGCGGAAGGTGGTCAACACCGTCATCAGCCAGGTCGACTCGGTGACCCTGTCCGCGGTCGCCGCGGCGGTGACCGCCACCTTCGCCATCACCACGCAGTGGGTCGCGGCCTCGCCCACCATGCTGCGTGACGTGCTGCGGGCCAAGGCGAGCATCGCGAACCTCAAGCTGGGCTACACCCCCGACACGCTGCTGCTGACCGACTCGGCGTACGCCTACTTCATGTCCGACGACAAGGTCACCAACGCGCTGCAGCGGGAGACCACCACCAACCCGATCTACACCGGCGAGATCGAGGTGGTCGGCGGGCTGACCATCCTGCACAGCCCGAACGCGCCAGCCGACCCTTGGATCTTCGACTCGACGCAGCTCGGGTCGATGGCCGATGAGCAGGAGGTCGACCCCGGGTACACGGTCGACGAGATGATGATCCAGGTCAAGGCGTGGATCGACCCGGAGATCGACGGCTGGTGGCTGCAGGGCCGCCGGGTCACCGTGCCCGCGCCGCAGGAGCCCGGCGCTGGTATCCGGCTGACCAACTCGGGCACGTGAGAGGGGCCGACATGAGCTACCGCAACGACGGAACCTCGATCATCCAGGCCACGGCGGACGGCGACCGTACGGTGGCCTTCGCCCTTGACGCCGGGTTCGCCGGGCAGATCGTCGACGCGCTCAACGCCCAGCACCCGCAAGGGTTCGCCGCGACCCGGCTCGACCCACTGACCGGTGAGCGGGTCGCAACGCTCGACGTCGATGAGCGGCGCCCGCTGCGCGAGGTGCTCGCACCCGGCCAGCGCGTCAAGGTCACTGGCCCGTATGTGCCGGTGGAGATGGACACCCCGGACGGCCGGCAGATCCGCGGCCTGATGCAGGGTGCGGTGCTGCCCGGCGACGTGTACGCCGGGAAGGCGCGGCACCTGCTCGACGTGGGCCTCGCCGTCCTCATCGAGGACGGGGCGGCGGCGGAGGATGCCCGCGCGGCCGGCCAGGAGCCCGACGCCGGAGGACCGCCACCCCAGTCGGCACCCAAGGCCGCGTGGGTCGACTACGCGGTGTCGCAACGTGATGAGGGAGTGTCCGAAGAGGACGCCCGCAACGCCGCCGGGATCCTGTCCAAGGCGGACCTGATCGCGCAGTACGCCACGCCGGCGAGCTAGCCGGCGATGGCCGAGCTGTTCGACCTGGGGGACCTGTCCAAGTGGTTGCAGGACCCCCAGGTCACGCAGGCGCGGGAGGCCACCGCTCGCCGCGTCGCCGCCGGCTGGCTCAAAGACGCCACCGGCCTCGCCGCATGGCCGGACCCGCTGCCCGATGACCTGTTCGCGTGGGGCTTCGAGCTGGCCGTGATCGCGCTACGCAACCCGGCCGGGTTCGCGGTGTCCACCAGCGGCGCGGTGTCCATGACGTGGGACCGGCTACGCCGCGACAAGATCCTCGAAGATGCGCGGCTCGCCTACAACGCGGGCGCCAAGCCGCAGGGCTCGTTCCCCGAGCCTGACTGGTCGTGGAAGGCCACGCCCCCGACGACCCTCACCTCGAGCTGAAGCACCGGAAAGGGAACTGACCGATGGCGCTCAACGCCGACCAGGTACGCGTCGCCGTCACCGGCGCCGTCATGACCGCACCACGAGGCACCACGCAGCCGACCGATGCGACCAGCGCGTGGCCGACCGGCTGGCTCGACTGCGGCTACGTCTCCGACGACGGGGTCGAGGAGGAGCCCGACGAGGACACCGAGGAGGTCAAGGCGTGGCAGAACGCCGTCGTCGTCCGGCGGGTGATCTCCAGCTCCGAGATCAAGTGGAAGTTCACGTTGATCGAGACGAAGAAGACGACGCTGAGCCTGTACCACCGCGGCAACACCCCGGCCGCGACACCGCCGTACCGGCTCGACGTCAAGGCCCCCGGGCCGGACCCGCGGATGCTGGGCCTGGACATCGTGGACGGCACCAAGCACTACCGCGTCATCGTGCCCCTGGCCGAGGTGTCCGAGCGCGGCAGCATCAAGTACTCCTCGGACGAGGAGATCGGCTACGAGGTGACCATCTCCGGCTACCCGGACGCCAACCAGCTCGTCGCCATCAAGTACTCCGACGACGCCGCGTGGGCCGCGGCCTGATGGCCGCACTGCCCGACGTCATTCGCGTCGTCCGCAAGGGCAACCGGTTCTCGCTCACCCTCGACGGGCAGCACTTCCCCTGGCTGGTCGAGCTGGTCGAGACCGTCATGGGCGAGGGCCGTGGCCCCACGCTGCGACTCACGCTGCCGGCCGGCCGCATCGAGGTCATCGACGAGCCCGCCGCGCCACCAACCCCCATCAACGTGGACGCCGGGGCGCCGGCCGACCCCAAGGAGACGTGATGCCACTCAACGACACGCGGATGTCGGTCTCGGTGCGGTCCCGGCTCACGACCGTGCTGCCCCTCGCCGTCGGCGAGGTGCCGCTGACCTTCGAGCGCGGAGTTGCTCTGGACAACGGCACGGCCGCCAACCAGGCCGATCGGATCTGGCACAGCAGCGGGCAGATCGCCGCCTCCAGCTTCGCCGACATCGACCTCAACGGCAGCCTGACCGACCCGTTCGGCGCGGCCGTGAACCTCCTGCGCGTCAAGGGCCTGTTCATATCGGCCGCGCCGGGCAACACCAACAACCTGGTCGTCGGCAACGCCGCCGCGAACGGGTTCATCTCCTGGGTCGGCGCCGCAGCCCACACCCTGACGATCCGGCCGGGCGGCTTCCTCGCCCTGTGGGCGCCAGACGCGACCGCCTACGCGGTCACCGCCGGGACCGCAGACATCCTACGGATCACCAACTCGGGCGGCGGCTCGGTCGTGAGCTACGACCTCGTCATCATCGGCGCCAGCGCGTAGGGGCACCCCCCATGCCGGCCGGGCCATTGGGCGCGCAGACGATCGTGGTCTGGCACGCACCGTCCACACAGGACGCCTACGGCAACATGGTGCTCGACTGGCGCAGCGCAGTCCCCACCACCGTCGAAGGCTGCTCCGTGCAGCCGTTGACCGGCGACGAGCAGCAGCCAACCGGTCGGGACGCGCTCACCGTCGCTCTGCTGCTCCTGGCGCCGGCTCATTCGCTCATCGAGGGCGTGGACCGCATCGAGCACGGCCGGGACACCTACGAGGTCGACGGCCCGGTGGAGCGCTGGCCGGACCCGGCCGGCGGCACCTCGCACCTGCAATGCCGGCTGAGGTTGGTGGAAGGCTGATGGCTGACGGGGTGCGGGTCACGTTGAACCGGGCCGGTGTGCGGCGGCTGCTCACCAGTGCCCAGGTTGCCGCAGCGCTTGGGCAGGTTGCCGACCGCATCGCCGACCGGGTGCGCTCGGCCGGCATCCGGGTGGAGCACGAGCCGGGAGACATCCCGCTGCCGGTGGACGTGCACGTGCACACCGACGGCGGCCGGGCCCGGGCGCTGGTCGTGCTGGCGCACCCGGCCGGGGCCGCCGTGGAGGCCAAGCACCGGCTGCTGCTGCGCAGCATCGACGCCAGCGCCTGACCGGGGAGGGGCGATGCAGCCGGCGATGCTCTTCCCCGACGCGGAGCGCCTGGTCGTCGTCCACCTACGCGCCACGCTGCGGCTGCGGGTCGACCCGCACCTCCAGGAGGTCAACGTCGCTACCCGGATGCCGCCGGCGACCACGCCGGGCCGGTACCTGCTGGTGCGTCGGGTCGGCGGCACACGAGCCTCCACCGTGGTCGACGCGCCGCGCATCGACATCATGGCGTGGCACGACACCGACGACGCCCGCATGGGCCTGGCCCAGTTCGCCCGCGGCCAGCTCCTGGCGCTGCCCGGCCACCTGGTCGACGGAACACCGGTCTACCGAGTGGGCGAGCTCACCGGCCCCATCAACATGCCCGATCCGCTCAACGACAGCCGCACGGTGACCATGCTCACGGTCGAGATCCGACTCCGCGGCGCCGCCGCCTGACGAAAGGTCCACAGTGGCCAGTGCGAAGCCCGCGAGGTTCTCGCTGCGCACCGCGGTCGCCGAGACCGCCCGCGAGCCGTTCGAGTTCGAGGGCCCCAACGGCGAAGACCTGAGGCTGCCGCACGCATCCTGCCTGACGCTGCGACAGGCCGAACGCATCGACGCGGGCGAGCTGGCCGCAGTCATCAACGAGCTCGACACCACCGTCGCCGATCTCATGGTGGACCTGCCGGGGTACGCCATCGAGCAGCTCGTCACAGCCTGGCTGGCGCACGCCGGTACGAGCTCGGGGGAATCCGCGGCCTCCTCCAACTCCTCGACGAGTACGGGGAGGCCATCGACGTCGACCTCGCGCGCTGCGGCCTCTCGCTCGCCCAGGTCGGCACGCCGGCGCTGAGCCTGCGCCGGCTGCGCGCGATGGTCCTGCACACCCCGATCGACTCGGCGTACGCCCACGCCGCTCTCGGCGAACAGGCGAGCTGGTCGCTGGATGCGCACCTGCTCGCCCTCGTCATCGACACGCTACGCACGGCCAACTGGCAGCGCGGCGGCGGCAAGGGCCGCCGACCTCAGCCGATACGGCGGCCCGGCACGGCAGGCCGGCGACTTGGCCGCACCGACCGCGACCCGCAGGAGGTGCGCGCCTACCTCGACCGGCTCCGGCCGATGTGATCCCCGCCGCCAGGAGGTGACCGGTGTCCGTTGAGGTCGGGTCCGCAGTCCTGACCATCATCCCGTCCGCGCGCGGGCTGCGCGGCAAGATGGAGCAGGAGATCACCGCCGATGCGGTGGGGGCCAGCCGCTCGGCCGGTGAGGCGTCGGGCCGCTCGTTCGTGGGCCGGTTCACCGCCGTCGTCGCCGCGGGCATCGCCGCTGGCGGGGTCCTGCTCTTCCGCGGCGTGATCGCCGGGCTCAAGGCCACGGTCATGCCGGCATCGGACCTCAACGAGACGATCAGCAAGACCGGTGTCATCTTCGGCGCCAACGCCGGGGCCGTGCAGACGTGGGCGGCGACCGCGAACACCAGCATGGGCCTGACGCGCCGGCAGGCGCTGGAGAACGCCGCCTCGTTCGGCGACATGTTCCAGCAGATCAAGATCGCGCCGGCCTTGTCGCGGAACATGTCGACCGGTCTGGTCAACCTCGCCACCGACCTTGCCTCGTTCCACAACGCCGACATCACCCAGGTGCTCGACGCGCAGGCGGCCGCCTTCCGCGGCGAGTACGACTCGCTGCAGCGGTACGTGCCGGCCATCAACGCCGCCCGGGTCGAGCAGGAGGCGCTGCGGCTCACCCACAAGAGGAGCGCCAAGGACCTCACGGCGGCCGACAAAGCCCTTGCCACGTACCAGATCCTGATGAAGGACACGGCCGCGGCGCAGGGCGACTTCGCCCGCACCAGCGGCGGGCTGGCCAACCAGGCGCGGATCCTGTCCGCCCAGTGGGGCGACTTCAAGGTCCGCATCGGCACCGCCCTGCTGCCCGTGGTGACGCAGTTCGTCGCCACGCTCAACACCAAGCTGATGCCAGCCCTCAACGCGCTATGGGCTCAGCACGGCCCGGCGGTGACCGCGTGGCTGAGCCAGGCGGCGGCCAAGGCGGGGCCGCTGGTGGACAAGCTGGCCAGCTTCGACTGGAAGGGCTTCGGCGCCGACGTCGGGGCCGCCTTCGGCAAGCTCGGCCCGCAGCTCAAGACGCTGGGCGAGGCCGCCGGCACCGGCTTCGTCGACACCCTGCATGTCGGTGCCGTGGTGATGCAGTTCGCCGCCGAACACGCCGACCTGCTCGCCAAGGCTCTGCCCTACCTGGCCGCCGGGTTCCTGCTGGTCAAGACCGCACAGGCGTCCGAGACCGCGGTCGCGGCGGTGCGGATGCCGCTGCGGGTGGCCGAGCTGGTCATCCAGCACCGCCAGAACGTGGCCCTGCGCGCCCACACCGCGGCGCTGATCGCCAACACTGCCGCCAGCCGGGTCGGCACCGCCGCCACCGTCGCCGACACCGCAGCGACCAATGTCGGGTTTTTCGCCCGGGCCCGGGCCACCACCGGCATGATCGCCCACCGGGTCGCCTCGATCGCCGTCGCCGCAGCCGCCAAGGCGTGGACCGTGGCCCAGTGGCTGCTCAACGTCGCCCTGACGGCCAACCCGATCGGGCTGATCGTGGCCGCGATCGCGCTGCTGGTCATCGGCTTCGTGCTGGCCTGGAAGCATTCGGAGACCTTCCGCAAGGTGGTCACGGCCGCGTTCGGCTTCAGCACGGCCGCGGTCCGGGCCTTCGTCACCTGGGTGGTCGGCACCGCCTGGCCGTGGCTGAAACGCACCTGGGAACAGGTGTCCGGCCTCGCCGTCGGCGTGTACCGCAGCTGGAAAGCCAACCTGGACAAGGTCGTCGACTTCATCAGGGGCATCCCCCGGTCGATCGCCGACCTCGGTGCCGCGCTGTACGACAAGGGCCGCGACCTGATCCAGGGCTTCATCAACGGCATCCGCACGATGCCGGGCAAGGTCCGCGACGCCCTGCTCGACCTGCTGCCCGGGCCGCTCAAGCAGTTCGCGGGCAAGATCGGCCTCGCCTCACCATCGAAACTGTTCGAACGCTACGGCCGGCTGACGGTGGCTGGCTTCATCCTGGGCATCGAACGCAGCCGGGCCGGGGTGGCAGCCGCCATGGCGGCGCTGGTGCCGGCCCCGCCGCCCGCCCCTGCCGGCGCATACGCCCCCGCCGCCTCCGCTGCGAGCGCCGCCGCCGGTGGCATCACCCAGAACATCTACGGCACGCCAGGGCAGTCGCTGGCCGAGCTGGTGGCCGCCGTCAAGCGGGAGCTGCTGTGGGAGACGGGGGGCTGAGCGGTGCCGCTGCCAGCCGAGTACCGGCCCACGCTGACCTCCACGGTGGACGCCATGGTGGCCCTCGACGGGTGGGGTGCGGGCAGCTCCGGGGCCGCGGCCGGCGTCATCGACGCCCAGGGCACCGAGTGGATCCTCAGCCGCTTCGACGGCTGGCACGCCGCCCCGCCACCGCGTACCAGCCTCACCGACCGGCCCGGAGAGCATGGCGCATTCGACGGCCCCGCGTTCCTCACACCGCGGGTGCTCGCCGTGGAGGGCACCGCCATCGCCGTGGACCTGGCCTCGGCGCTGCGGGCGCGTGACATCGTCGCCAGCGTCTGCAGCGATGACGCGCTGCTGTACACGTTGCAGGTCAGCGAACCCGGCCGGCCCACCCGCACCATCGGCGTGCGCCGCTCGGGGGAGACGAAGACCAGCCCGGTGCACGGCAACGCGTTCAGCTGGTCCTTGTTGCTCGTGGCGCCGGACCCACGCCGGTACGGGCCGGCGCAGTCCCAGCTCGTCGGGTTGCCCCAGCCGTCCGGCGGCCTGCTCTTCCCGCTGGTGTTCCCGCTGGTCTTCGGCGCCGGCCAGTCCGGCGGGCAGATGACCCTGACCAACTCCGGCACCCGCGCCACCTGGCCGACCTGGCAGATTCTCGGGCCGGTGACAGGCCCGTTCGTCACCGACACCGGCAACACCGGCAAACAGCTCGCCTTCGACCCCACCTTCAGTGTCCCGGCTGGACAGACGGTCACCGTGGACACCGATGCGAAGACGGTGCTGCTGGCTGGGGTGTCGCGGCGGGACCGGCTGTTCACCGCCCAATGGTTCCCGCTGACGCCGGGATCGACGGTCATCGCATTCGGCTCGGCCTCCGGGTTCGACGCCGCGGCCAAGCTCACCGGGACATGGAAGGACGCCTGGACCTGACATGGCCGCCTGGACCTACCTGATCGCCGCGCTCGGCTCCGGCGTCATCATCGGCGAGCTACCCCTGTCCGGCGGCGTGCGGATGAGCAAGGTCCTCAACGGGTCCGGGCAGCTGCGCGCGCAGACGACCCTCGGCGATGCGAAGCTGGCCGCCCGCAACGTCTACGACATGACCCGCCCCGCCCGCCGCGTGGTGTACGCGGTCCGCGACAACCGCCCCTGGTGGGGCGGCATCATCTGGGCCTCCGACTACGACTCCGACACCCGCGTCCTCGAGCTCGGCTGTGCCGACTTCTGGTCCTACTTCGACCATCGCAAGATGCTGCCGGTGCTCACCTTGCCGGCCGCGCCCAGCTACGTCGCCGGACTGTCCACCGTGTACACCGGCCTCGACCAGAACACGATCGCCCGCAGCCTGGTCACCCTCGCCCAGTCGCACACCGGCGGCGACATCGGCATCGTCGTCGACGCCGCCCTGTCCGGGATCCTGCGCGACCGCACCTACCAGGGCTACGACCTGGTCGACGTCGGCGAGGCGCTGCGCGAGCTCGCCGGCGTCAGCAACGGGCCCGACGTCGTCTTCGACGTCGGCACCTTCGACGCCAACGGGCGCCCCACGCGGCTGATGCGCACCGGGATGCCCAAGCTCGGCCAGCAGGGCTCGCCGCACCGCTTCGACGCCGGCGGCAACCTGCTGTCCTACCGGTGGAGCTCCGCCGCCGGGGTCATGGCCACCCGCGCGTTCGCCGAAGGTGACGGTGAGGAGCGCGGCACCCTCTTCGCGGTCGCCGAGGACGCCAGCCGCTACGGCGACGGCTGGCCGCTGCTGGAAACCGACGACGTGTTCGCCGACGTCACCGTGCCGGCCACCCTGCAGCAGCACGCCGACACCCTCCTGGCCGGCGGCAAGCTTCCCGTGGTCACCCCCGAGCTGCGGGTGCGCGCCGAGCTGGCACCCACCCTCGGCGAGGTCAGCGTCGGCGACGACGCCCACATGGTCATCCCCGCCGGCGACCTGCTCTTCAGCGACGGCATCGAGCTCACCGTGCGGATCCTCGCGATCGAGGTCGACATCGACGACCAGGGCCAGGAGACCGTCAAGCTGATCTGCCAGTCGGTCCAGGAGGTGGCCTGACATGGGGCTCATCGCCGAGATCCGGCTGCCGTCCTCACCGGCGATCAGCTTCGCCAGCTCGGCCCAGGTGGCCCGCTCCACGACCAGTGGGGGCAGCAGCCGCACCCGCTCCACCGCCCGGTCCCGGCGTGCCGCCAAACGCAACCAGAAGAGTGTGCGCGACCAGTCCGGCACCAACCTGGTCACCAACGACGCCTCCGGCTTCGGCCTCAACCGGCCCTACCTGCCGTGGAACGTCTACGCCACCAACCTGGAGACCGCGCCGGGCGCCGCGCCCGTCACCTCCACCACCTCGGGCGCCTTCGTCGCGTTGCTGACCTGCGCCACCGAACCGCAGCACCCGCGCATCCGGGTCCGCATCCGGGCGGTCACCGGCGCCGGCACCGCCGGCGAGGTCCGCCTCCGGGACCGGGCCACCGGCCAGGTCCTCGGCGCCATCCTGGTGGTCGGCACCGCCGCCACCGTGGAGACCAACCTCGACCGCACCCTCGTCGCGCCCGCCCTCACCGGAACCGGGGCGCCGATGAAGGTCGACGTCGAGGCCCGCATCACCGCCGGCGCCAACACCATCGCCGTGCTCGTCGTCTACGCCATCGGCATCGGATCGTGAGGGAGTAGCCCGTGGCCGAGCGCGACTCGTGGGCGGTGCAAGCCTCCGGCCCGTCCGGGCTCCTCGACGTCGAGGAATGCCGCGTGGCCATCGGCGCGCTCGTCACGCCTTCCAGCGCCAGCATCGTCAAGGCCAAGAGCGGCTTCCGGCCCGGCCCGGGCACCAGCCCCGGCCTGGTGACGGCCACCGGCACCCCCGACGCGTTCGTCCACGTCGCCCCGTTCCAGCTGATGCTGCAGTCGGGCCGCGCGAGCGTCGCCGGGGTGTACCAGGCGTGCCTGGACGCCCAGAAAGACATCAACGTTCTCTCGACGCCGGCGGACCCGACCAACCCCCGCGACGACCTGATCATCGCCCAGCAGTCGGACACGTTCTACGGCGACGCGTCAAGCCCCTTCCAGGTCCGGCAGGTCGTCGGCGCCCCGTCCGGTACGCCGTCGGACCCGACCGTGACCGGGTCGCAGGACTACGTCGCCCTGGCCCGGGTGCGGGTGGACGCCAACGCCAACACCATCACCGCGGCCAAGATCACCGACCTGCGCACCGGCGGCCACGCGAAAAGCCTCATCGGCGGCCTGTACAGCGTGGCCGTCGGCGGCATCCTGCCGGTGGCCAACCAGGCGCAACGGGACCTCATCGTCCAGTACGACGGCATGACGATCTGGCGCATGGACCTCAAACGCATCGAGGTCTATGACGTCACCGCGGGCGCCTGGCTCAACGGCGACTGGACCTCCTACGTGCCGGTGTGGACCACCACCGGCACCGCACCCGCGCTGGGCAACGGAACCATCGGCGGCTACTGGCGCCGTTCCAGCCTCGACAAGGGCATGGTCAAGGTCGCCGGCGCGATGACCTTCGGCTCGAGCACCACCTTCGGCACCGGCAGCTACCGCGTCACCGCACCCGTCGCCGCGAGCGCCAACGCGATCGGCCGGGCCGTCGGCTCGGCGTACCTCGCCGACGTCGGCACCCAGAACAAGGCCGGCATCTGCATCTTCGCCGACGCCAACAACCTGCTGCTGATCGCCGCCGCGGGTGGGGACGTCACCAACAACAACCCGCACGTCTGGGCGCAGACCGACATCATCCGCTGGGACCTCGAGTACGAGCCCGCCTAACCGTCCACAAAGGAAGGAGACCCCCATTGTCAGTCGGATATTCGGCAACCAAGGCCGACATCGACAGCCGTAGCGGCGGGTTGGCCCTGAGCCTGCGCAACACCACGGACGAGATCCGCAACTTCAAGATCTTCCTCGACTCCAAGCCCGACGGGGACCTCACCGCGCTCGGCTACACCGCCGGTGACATCAACACCCTCAGGTCAGCCTTCGTCGACCTCGCCAGGCTCGTCAGCGTCTACGAGGGTACCCAGGCACAACCATCGGCGTACGACTTCCGCACCTTCGCCAAGCTGCTCACCGGAACCGCGTAGCGGCCATGGCGGTGACCACGTACCGGGGCTGGCTGCAGGACGAGCAGCCGGCCGCCACCGCCCGCCCGGTCCGCGACCTCGCGCTCACCCTGCACCGCTACGGGTACAACGTCGGCCGCCTCGACGTCATCGGCCTCGGCGACGAGCGGCACCTGCTGGCCGACCCGCCGCAGGACCACTGCCCCTACTCGGCCACCCCGTGGCCCGGGCCGCAGCCCTACCCCTACGTCCTGGCCGTGGACGTGATGCGCCTGTCGGTCGCGGTGGAGGTACCGCCCGGCGCGCCCACGCTGGCCCAGCTGGCCCGCAAGCTCATCGCCGACCGCAACGCCGGCCGCCGCGAGGTCGCCTGGGTCAAGTACCTCAACTGGACCGACGAGCAGGGCGCCGCCCGCCACGAGTCGTGGAAACCCAACCACACCACCAGCCCCACCAGCGACCGCGGCCACCTGCACCTGTCCGGCCGCACCGACTACCACCTCTCCGACGTCGCCGCCGGGTACGACCCGGTGGCCGAGCTCCTGGGAGATGACGTGAGCGAGCTCACCGACCAGATCATCCAGGCGTGGCGGCTCGGCGTATCCACCATCGCCGACAAGACCCCGGTCGAGCCGGTCAAATGGCGCATGCGCGACGAGGCGTGGCAGGCCGCCACCGACAAACGCATCGTCGAGCACGCCGCGGCGCTGACCGTGCTGGGCTCCAAGGTGGACAAGCTGCTGGAGCTCGCCGCGCAGGACCCCGGCAACAGCATGAGCCCCGACGACCTCGCCCAGCTGCAGGCCGCCCTGGCCGAACAGGAGCAGCAGACCCGGGCCGCCCTGCTGCAGCAGCTGGCCGAGCAGCGGCAGGCCGTCATCGACGCCGCCGCCACGGCCGCCCGCGAAGGCGCCGAAGAGGGCAGCCGCGGCGAGGTCGCCGACGCGCTCCAACACGCCGCCGACGCCGCCCGCGGCGACCGGCCGGCCGACAGCTGACCGATGGACCTCGCGGCGCTGGCCGGCTACGCCACCCTGATCCTGGGCGCCGGCGGCGCCGTGCACCTGCTGGACCGTTGGCGCTACCGCCGCAAGCCGGCCCTCGACATCGCCGGCCTGGCTCAGCAGGTCGCCGCCACCACGATGGAGCACGCCCGGGCGGAGATCGACCGCACGTGGACCGCCGCGGAGCGACGGTCGCGGGCGGCAGAAGAGCGCGCCGCCGCCGCCGAGGCCGACATCGCGCAGCTGCGCACCGAGGTCGCCGAGCTGCGCGCCCGCATCGACCAGTACGACCGCAACGAACGCCGGCTCGGCGAAGAGGCCGCCGTCCTGCGTACCCAGCTGGTCGCCGCCCAGGCAACCATCGACGCCCGCGACCGGGAGATCGCCACCCTGCGCGGCCTGACCGAGCACGCCCAAACCCAGCTCGGCGGCACCCCGGCACACTAAGTCGCCAGGCCGTCAGCGCTGTCCCGCGTAGCGGTGGCCCCGGGCCTTCGCCTCCTCCAGCGCCCGCGCCCGGTCGGCGCCCGCCTCGACGAGCAGCTCGGCCGCGACATGACGCCACCAGGCCCCGCCCCGCCAGTGGTAGACCGCGGCCTCGGTCAACAGCCGCGGATCCGTTGTCATGGCCCGGATCTCCTCGAGCGCCCGGGCGCGCCAGCCGTCCGGCTGGTGGCTGCTGGTGCCGGTTGGTCACCTCCACCAGCTGGTCGACCAGCTGCCGCTCGTCGTCCTCCACCATCACACCGTACCGAACAAATGTTCGAAGGAGTCAAGGGCGTGAGCTGGCAGACGTTCTGGCTGGAACCGGTCGGCCGCGACCGACGCGGCCTGCGCCGCTACACCAGCAGGTACCAGGGCGGCGCGTTCACCTGCGCCGGCGGCTGGCACGAGGCCCTCGCCTGGACCGGCGAGGAGGTCGACACCGCCTGGAACGAGCGCGGCTACCACGACCTGTCCTGGCGGCCGGCGCCGCCGCACGACGACCCGCGCTGGCCCACCGAATGCGCCAACGGCTGCGGCTACCGGTTCGTCGAGGGCGACGCCTGGCAGACCTGGTCCGAGCGGCTGTACCGGCGCGCCGACACCGGCCAGCTGCGGGTGCTGCACTGGCGGCACGCCCCACCGGACGCGCCCACCGCCGAAGCCGGCGCCACGTTCGACGCGCACTGGCTGACCCGCAAGGGCCCCGACGGCATCGCGCTAATGGTGCGCTGCCCACGCCCGGACGGTACGCCCGGCATGGACCACGACTGGCCGGTCGACGAACCCTCCTCCACCGGCGGCTTCTGGACCCGGTCCGGCGACCCGCGGCAGGCCAACGTGAGCGTCACGCCGTCGATCGCCATCGGCACACCCGGCACGGCGGGCTACTACCACGGGCACCTCAGCAACGGGGTGCTCGCCGACCACCTCAACTGACCCGCCAAAACAGGAAGGACACGAGCGTGAGCTGGCACATCAGCGCAACCGGCACCAAGGACGCCGTCCGCCGGGCCGTCGCCGAGGCCAACGTCTACGGCCAGGCCCAGGGCGAGCTCGCCAAGCGGGCCATCGCCGAGCTCGTCGACGAGGTCCCCACCAACGGGGTGCGGGTCGAAGCCTCCGGCCACCACGACAAGGTCTGGGCCAGCTGCGAGATCAAGGTGACCGCCGTGCACCTGGTCCTCGACGAGCCCGCAGCCAAGCCGGCCCACAGCGAGCCCCCGATGCCGGTCATCGGGCAGGGCGCGGCGGTGCACCCGAGTACCACGATGACCGCCACCGGCCCAGCGCCGACCGTCCAGACCTACATGGTCGGAGGCTGAGCCCGGGTGCCGCTGCCCGACGACCTGGACCACTCGACGTGTGACCCGGCCGTGTGCCACCGAGCCCGCGACGCGCAGAGCATCATCGAGCGACACCCGGCGGTCGCCGCCCGGCTGCGCTGGTTCGAGTACAAGCAGCTGCCGCCGTACCCGCGACCGACGAGCCAGATGTGCCACGACCTGGCGCACGAGATGGCCAGACGCTTTCCGGCCGGCGGCGACGTCGACCAGCTCCTCACCGGCCTCCAGCGGTTGATCGAGGCCAAAGATGCCTTCGTGCGGGCGATGCTGCCCGCGACCACGGAAGGACCGTCATGACCAAACGCGGCGTGTCCAACGCGCTCATCCTGGTACCGACGGCGATCGCGATCCTGCTGGAGTTCGTGGCCGGCCTCGACCGGAACCCGAACACCGTGCCATGGACCGAGCTGATCGCCGGCTACGTCCCGCAGGAGATCACCGTCACCGCGATCGCCGTCCTCACCGCGTGGCTGCCCAAGCACTTCGCCGACGCCTACGCTCGCCGAGGCCCCCGGCCGCCGCTGAGCGGGTACCGCAAGCTGATCGTCGCGGCCCTGGCCGCCGGCGGCGTCGCGATGCAAGCGGCCGTGACCGACAACCAGATCACCCCGGACGAGTGGCAGATCATCCTCGGCAGCGCGCTGGGCGCCATCGGGGTCTGGGGCCTGCGCAACAACGCCCAGAGGAAGCCGCCCGAGGCCGTACAGCACCTCCGCGAGCAGCAGGCCCGCCGCACCGGGACACCGATCCCGCCCGGCAGCGTGCCGCCGCGCATGTAGATCGCCCCAACAATGAGAGGCCCGCCGCCCGGGGCGCCCCGGACGGCGGGCCGGCATCTTCTGTGCCCACGGTCAGTAGCATTTCAGCTCCCGCATTCGAGCATCGATGGCCTGCATATATGCGGTGTCGATCTCCATGAGGTCCAGGCGGCTGCGGGCTTTGTCCCGGTCGTGGGCCGCCGCGGCGGTGTCGAAGGATGTTTGTAGCTTCACGCAGTCGGTCTCGGCGGCGATGCTGGCATACACGGCGGGACTGCCCGGACGCTCTACCGCCGAGGTCGTGACGGCAGCGGGACGGCTCGGCGCGGGTCCGGGCTTGTCGGGGCTGCCCGGCGCGGCGCACGCCACGAGCGCGGCGACGAGGCCGGCAGTGGTGATGCTCACGATGGGAAGGATCTTTCTCATGGTCGGTTGGCTCCTACCTTTGTTCTTCGATGGGGCCTTCGATGGGGCCCAAGGGTAGGAGCCGTGAGCAACTGCCGGTAGGGCCGAGCTAACTAGGTTGGCGGACCAGACCAGGAAGAAGCGCCCCCGCCCGTGACGGGCGGGGGCGCTTCGCTCGTCTCAGGAACCGGCGCGGGGCGCGTACCCCTCGATGCCGGGCGGCAGCGGCACGCCGGTCTCCGGGTCGTCACGGCCACCCCACGCCGCGTCCTTGGCGGCGTCCAGGGCGACGACGACACGACGGATCGCGGCCAACTTGACCATGCCGGGTGCGGCGCTGTCCAGGTGCCACTCGACGATCGCGGCAGCTCGCGTGTACTGCACCAGCCGCGCCGTGGTCCCAGTGCCGCCGGCGGCCAGGTCCTCAGCAGCGACCAGCCGCATCCCCTCGATCTCCGCGGCCAGCAGATCCGCCGCGGACGGCTCGCGTCCGCGCGGCGTCTGATGGGTAGGTACCGTGCTCATGGGTCAGGACCTCCGATCCTGATCAAGGGCCCCGGCCGGCGGTGACGTCGCACGGCCGGGGCCCGGCCTGTTGGGTCGTACCGGAGCCTCCCCAGGAACCGGTCACATTCAGGAGGCGCTGACCGCCGCCAGCAACTCGGGCATCGGAGTGCCGTTGGTCGTCGCGGCCGCGGTGCGGGCGGGGCGCACCAGACGGGTTGCCACCTCGTTGCGCACGCGCAGTGCCCGGCCAAGCGCGTCACGGTTGATCGGCTTGCCGGTGTCGGCCAGGTACCTGCGCGCGGCCTCGGTCGCCCGAGCCAGCAGCTCGGCCGGCAGCTCCGGCGCCGGCTCGGCCACCGCTGGCACCGGTAGGACGGCCGGCGCGACCTCGAGGTCGCGGATCCGGCCGGCGAGCTCCACCAGGCAGACGCTGGCCACAACGATCAGCCCGTCGACGGAGAACGGCAGCAGGTACGCCGAGGCGCCGGTCTCGCCGTAGCGGGCCGCCACGCCGGCCATGTGCCAGTAGGAGATCCAGGCGGCGATCCCGGCGATTGCCGCGGTGGCGACCAGCCGGGCGGCCGCGAGGGAGCGGCGGTGCACCGGCACCCGTGAGATGAGCTCGACGGTGAGCAGCAAGGCGAGGGGCGGCCAGGCGGCGATCGCCTGCGAGATGGGGTTGTCCACGGCGTGTAGCACGTTGGCCACGACCGAGGCGGCCACGCCGAGGCTTAGGGTCGCGCGCACGGCCCAGCGGACCCGGCGCAGGCGGGGCAGCTCGATAACGGTGGGGTTGGTTACGGTCATGGTGTCCTCCTGGACGAAGCTGGGGGACGCGGAGCTGCGGGTGTCGCGCTCTACGCGGATCGCTGTCATGCCCCTTAGTATGCCGCGCTAGCGCGGCATACGCAAGGGGGTAGACGGGGCTGGCTTGCCGCGCTAGCGTGGCGGGCGTGGGGCCAATGATCCGGATCACAGTTGACGGCAGGCTTGCCCTGACCACCCGGCAGGCAGCCGCCGAAACGGGCCTGTCCAGCGCCTCACTGCGCCGAGAGATCAGCCGACTCGGCATCGAGCCGGTCGCGCACCTCGACGAACGAACGCCGCTTTACGCTGCCGTCCCGCTACGCGCCGCGCTGAGGGGCCGGCCGGGCAAGGGCGCCAACCTCCGCCGCCCGCGACAGCTCTCAGCCGAGCGAGAGTTCTAGGTCGCCCGCTCGATGCCGTAGAAACCCTTTGCCAGCCGGCACATCCTTGACGCGGAAGTGGAAGAGGACAGCCATTCCCGCGCGAGGTGGCCGCGCCAACCTCGGAGCCGCCATGGCAGGGTGTCGCGGGTACGACGCCCCCGCGCGGGGCCATTTCGACCTCCGCGCATGGCGGCCGGGGTGCGGTACCCGGCGCCGTCGCGGGTACGACGCCCCCGCGCGGGCATTGCGACGCTCGCGGTGCGGTGGGGACGGGACCCCTGCCGACCGGTTCCCAGTCGCGGGTACGACGCCCCCGCGCGGGCATTGCGACACCCGTCGACATTGATCGAGAGGGGACGGGCGATACAGGTCGCGGGTACGACGCCCCCGCGCGGGCATTTCGACAGGTCGATCGCGACTGCGCTACCGACACTGTTGGTGTCGCGGGTACGACGCCCCCGCGCGGGCATTTCGACCGTGCGACGCCACCGAAGGATGGATACCGATGTCCTCGTCGCGGGTACGACGCCCCCGCGCGGGCATTTCGACTCCGCGGCCTTCATGTCCCGCAGGTCGACCTGCATCACGTCGCGGGTACGACGCCCCCGCGCGGGCATTTCGACAAGTCGACCCGACCGCGCGACCGAGAACAGGGGCCAGTCGCGGGTACGACGCCCCCGCGCGGGCATTTCGACCGCCCTAACCGCGCGCATAACCGGTAACGCGCCATCCGTCGCGGGCATTTCGACCTCGCCGCGGCACCGAGAAGCTGACGACATCAGCCCAGTCGCGGGTACGACGCCCCCGCGCGGGGAACCACACCATGTGCCTGCCCACGTCGCGGGTACGACGCCCCCGCGCGGGCATTTCGACCCGCCGGAGGGCCAGCGCGACGAAAACCTGTTGCCCCGGTCGCGGGTACGACGCCCCCGCGCGGGCATTTCGACGCTCTTCGAAGTCCTTGATCTCGGCCCGAGTGCAGAGGTCGCGGGTACGACGCCCCCGCGCGGGCATTTCGACTCCCGCCTGCCCAGAACGTGCTCATGGTCAAGATCCTGTCGCGGGTACGACGCCCCCGCGCGCGGGCATTTCGACTGGTCGCATGTGAGTATCTTGGTATTCAGATATCCCGTCGCGGGTACGACGCCCCCGCGCGGGCATTTCGACGGAATCCGGACCGGCGTGAGTCGTGGAGACTCAGTCGCGGGTACGACGCCCCCGCGCGGGCATTTCGACCACGGTGAGGTGGTGAATTCCACACGATGGCGGAGTCGCGGGTACGACGCCCCCCGCGCGGGCATTTCGACTTGCCGCGTAAGCGAAGCAACGTCACGGCCCACCGGTCGCGGGTACGACGCCCCCGCGCGGGCATTTCGACTAGGGCCATAGCAAGCCTCACCAAAGTTACCCAAATGGTCGCGGGTACGACGCCCCCGCGCGGGCATTTCGACGGCCGGACAGGCGGCCAGGGTTCGTCGTGCTTGATGTCGCGGGTACGACGCCCCCGCGCGGGCATTTCGACAGGATGCCACCAACCTCGCCGGCGAACTCCTCATCCGTCGCGGGTACGACGCCCCCGCGCGGGCATTTCGACGAGGAAGCGGTTGTGCTCCTCGCAGCTCGTTTCAGGGTCGCGGGTACGACGCCCCCGCGCGGGCATTTCGACGGGTGCCACTGCGGGTGCGGCGTAGTGTCGCTTCGGGTCGCGGGTACGACGCCCCCGCGCGGGCATTTCGACGTGGGTCGTTGTCACCGGATACACGGCCTTCTGGTCGCGGGTACGACGCCCCCGCGCGGGCATTTCGACCGAAGCTGCGGTCGAGGTCGCCGGACCAGGAGTACCGTCGCGGGTACGACGCCCCCGCGCGGGCATTTCGACGAGGTGCTGACCTGCGACATCACCTCGCCCGGGGTTCCGTCGCGGGTACGACGCCCCCGCGCGGGCATTTCGACATCCGATCCCGCGATGGCCAGACCATGATGGAGATCAGTCGCGGGTACGACGCCCCCGCGCGGGCATTTCGACTCGGCCGCCGGCGGGATCGGCCGGACCGAGGCCGAGTCGCGGGTACGACGCCCCCGCGCGGGCATTTCGACTATACGAACGGCCCGCCGCCAGATCGACAGCAGCGGTCGCGGGTACGACGCCCCCGCGCGGGCATTTCGACTTGGCTGCACTGGTCGAACTGGCGCCGCCGACACGTCGCGGGTACGACGCCCCCGCGCGGGCATTTCGACCTCGTTGGTCGGCGGTAGGTAGGTCACGACCAGTTGTCGCGGGTACGACGCCCCCGCGCGGGCATTTCGACGGCCAAGATCACCGACCTGCGCACCGGCGGCCACGCGGTCGCGGGTACGACGCCCCCGCGCGGGCATTTCGACGGCTCGCTCTGGTGAAGCAGCCGTGAGCTGCGATGTTGGCTGAGCTCGCGAGCGGCCTGGCCTGTGTGGAGGTGTCAAGGAACTTGGTGGGGTCTCGGTCTTGTGGTTCAGTGGCCTTCACCTGGTGTTCTGCTGTTGCGAGCGGCCACGCTGGCGGTTCTGCTCGATGTGCCGCTCGCGGTCCGCTAGATGATCAGCGCCGAGTTGTTGGGCAGCTTCAGTGGTTGGCCCATGAACGTGAAGCGGGAGGCGTCCTCGCTTCCAAGGTCGATGACCATGATGCTGTCCTGCCCTCTGTCGATCAACAGTTCGAGGCTGGTCTTCATCTTGATCAGCTCGACCTCGGACAGGTCGCAGACGAAGACGGAGTACTGCACGCGGTCGCCGAAGCCTTCGGCGCAGCGGGCGACCAACTGGAGGCGGCGTTGGTCTCGGACGTCGTAGGCGAGCAGGTAGCGGCGCCGGGCCATGGCCGGCTCACCGGGTGGTCAACGGGTCGTAGCGGGGTGCGTCACCGATCAGGGCGGCTGCCAGCAGCCGGGCCTGTAGCTCCATTGCGCGCCGGTAGGAGACCTGGTAGCCGAAGGCCGGATGGCGCAGCTCGGTGGTCATGCGCTGTTCCCAGGCACGGATCACGATCCTGCGCCCCGCTGGGGTGAGGTTGACCGCGCCGGCGCGCACCACGAAGTCGTCGCGGCCGAGTTGCCTGGTGTTGATCAGCGTAATGGTGGTGGAGTCGGCGGCCAGTGGCCGGAATTCTTCGGCCAGGTCTAGGACGAGGGCTGGCCGGCCGAAGCGCGGCCGGTGGAACAGGCCGATGTAGGGGTCGAAACCGACGGTGACCGCCGCCGCCATGATCTCTTTGGTGAGCAGGGCGTAGCAGAAGCTGAGGAGGCAGTTCACGGCGTCTGTCGGTGGTCGCCGGTTACGTAGGCCACTGAAGGCCGGACCGGGCAGGCCCGTGGCGTGCGGGACCAGGCTGGGGAAAGCGTCGAAGTACAGGCGTGCCGCGACCCCATCGGTGCCGAGCAGCTCGGCCGCGTCTTCGGCGTGCTCGGCGGCATCGGCAAGCTGGCCGAGCTGGCCGACGACCCTGGCGCAGACCTCGCCACCGTTTCGGCGCAGCATGGTTCGCTGGTTTCGGATCTTTCCGGCGATCATCCGGCGGGGGGCGGTGAGGTCGGCGCGGGCGGCGGCGGTGGTCTGGCGGATGCGCAGCATGACGTTCTTGCCGGGTAGGCCGGTGGTGACGGCTTGCAGCCAGCCGCCGTAGGAGAAGTGGAACACCTCGATGCCGAGGTCGAGGAGCGTGCGCATGGCCTGGGCGGTCAGCTGCACGTCTCCGTAGAGGCAGAGTTGCAGTACGTCAAGCAGGCGGACGGTGGTCAGCCGCTCACCCTTGCGGGTGACGACAAGGCGGCCGCCGCTGACGCCGACCATGGTGCCTTGCTCGGTGACGTACAGGGGCTGGCTGTCGGGCTTGGAGGCCAGTAGCCGCCGAGGAGTGGGTGTGCCACGCTGGCGGAGGGCGTTGATCTCGTCGGGGAGGCAGATGCCCACCAGCGAGCAGCGGGGGCATTTGGGCTGGCGACCAGGGGTGGCGGCGGCTTGAGTCGCTCGGCGGTGGTGCGTGCGGCGTGCACGATGGCCAGGGTTTTGTCGATCAGCTCTTCGGTGGGTTCGACCTGGATGCGCTGGTGGGTCGCGGCGTAGTACAGGTAGCCGTAGTCGCAGTCGTAGCCGTGGTCGCGAAGCAGCAGGATCTGCGCGCAGAGTTGGACCGTGTCGGGTTCCCACGCCCCGCCGGCGGGTGCCGGTCGCCCTTTCTTGAACTCCACCGGCGTCACGGTGCCGCCGGGGGTGGTTTCGAGGAGGTCGAGCTTGGCGATGATGCCGAGCTCTTCGCTGCCCAGCTCCACCGAGCGGGCGATCTTCAGGTCGCCGCCGGGTGGTGGGACCTTGCCGGTGGGCTTGTCTACCCTCAGGTGGCGGCGTCGGCCCTCGGCGACGTCGGCGTTGTCGGCCATGAGCCGGTCGACCCACATGAGGAAGAACAGCCGCGGGCAGTAGGCGTACTCGGTGAGCATCCTGGCCGGCACCAGCGCCGGCACGTCCCGCGGCCCGGTCATGGCTGCTGCTGCCGGTCCAGCATGAGCATGGCCGCGTTGTAGTCCTGGTCGTAGCCGTTGCCGCAGCCCGGGCAGGTCACGACGGCGGAGGCGGCGTAGCGGGGATCTGGTTGGGCTTGGTGGCCGCATTTACGGTGCAGCCGGGTCAGGCCGGCCGAGGCCACGGTGTGTACGCCGAGGCCGTCGCGGGTCGCGGTGATGGTGGCCAGGTGGCGCAGGCGGCCTGGGGCGGCCAGGGCCGCACGTGCGCGGGCGGCCTGGGCGGCGCTGGCGGGCATGGTCGGGTCGGTGTCGGCCGGGTCGTCGCGGCGGCGTAGCTCGGCGATGTCGGCGTCGTCGACGACCAGGACGCCGGCGTGGCGCGCGAGCCAGGAAGCGACGCGGCGCCAGGCGTCGTCGCGTCTGGCGGCGAGCCTGCGACGGAGGTGGCTTTCCCGCTCCCACAGGAGCTTGTCCTGGATTCGCCACGCCTCCAGGTAGGTCAGGATCTCGGCCGAACCGGTGGGCGGTTGGCCGCGCCACCGGTTGGTGAGCCCGGCGAGGCGGCCCTGGGAGCGCCAGCGCCGCACCAGCGCCGGGGTCATCCTGGCGGTGCACGCTTCGGTATGTGCTTCCAGCCAGTCCGCGAGGGCCTCCAGGACGGGTTCCATGGCCTTGTCGCGGCGGCCGAGCAGCCGCGGCGGAACCTCCGCGTCGGCCAGCCATCTGGCGGGCATGATGACCTCACCCCAGCGGCCGCCGTGGCTGACGACCACGTCGGCTACGGCCGGTGGCAGATCGAGGGGCTGCGGGCAGGCCCAGGTTGCCACCCGCAGCGACCCGTCGGGCCGCTGCCGCCACCCCAGGTGCAGGGCCACCGGCGGCAGGCCCTGCACCTGCGGCGGGTCGGGGAGTTTCGCGGTCAACGCGACCGACATGCGGTGCCGGCCGCCGACACGGACGCGGGTCAGCTGCGCCATGGCCACATCTGCATCGGCGGGCATCTGCCGGTGCAGCTGGACCGGCAGGGTCAGCTGGCGACCGCCGCCCAGCTGCCAGCCGATGTGGCTGCGCCCGACGCGGCGCCGCTCGGCGCGGCTCATCGCCGACCATTCGCCCGGGGGTATCCAGGTGCCCAGCTGCAGCACGTTGCGCCATTTGCCCTGCCCCGAGGCGAGGAGCGCCGGGTCGCGGGGCGGGTCGGTGGGCGGGTAGGCGGGGTCGGCGGCGACCGCGGGCGCCTGCGGGTCGGTCTTGCGGGCGCGTCGGGTCAGCTTCTCGGCGCAGGTCACGCATCGGCAGGCCGGGCCGTGCATGCGTTGCAGCTGCACGGTGAGTGTGCCGTCGCCGGTCCAGCGGCGGAACCGCAGCCGGGCCGGCTGGCCGGCCTTGCGCTTGGCCTCGACCAGCTTCACGGCGGTCTGGTGGTCCTCCCGGATGGCGTTGTAGGTGGCCCAGTACAGCTTGCGCGGCTCGTGGGCGGCGCCGCAGTCGGTACAGTCGCCGTCGCTGCGTAGGTCTCCTGCGCAGCGGCCACACCGGGGAAGGAGGACACCGTCTTGGCAGAACCGCCGGTACAGGTCCTTGATCTCAGCATCGCGGTCGTCGCCCAGCGCTTGAATCTTCGGCTTGGCCTGCTCGGCCACGGCTGCCATTGCGGCCTTGCGGTCGGCGCGGGCCTGTTTCACCGCGGCCCGGGCGGCCTTGAGGCTTTCGGCCGTGCCCTGCCGCGTGGCGGCGGTGCGGTCGGCGGAATGTTCAGCGCGGGCCTGCTTCTCCAGTTCGGCCACGGCGGTCTCGCCGGTGGTTACCCGGTGATCCGCCGCGGCCACCGACGCGAACCCCGACCACACCGCGCGTTTGCCGTCCTCGTACCGGTGCTGCACCCCCACCAGGGCGTTGCGGAGCTCGTGGCCGAGCCGCAGTTGCTCCAACATCGCTGGATCCGACACCACGGCATCCTGCTGCCGCGCTGACCCGTGCGCGCGAACGCCGTAGCGGTACACCAACGTCGCCATGATTGCTACCTCTCGAAAGACAACTGCCGTCATCGGCCTGGGCAATTACCACCGGCAGGCTGCTGTGGCCCGGGCTCAAACCGGCTCATCGGAGACCACGCCGGCCTCGGTGTCGACCATGACTGGGCGACGGCCACGCCTGCGATCACCACGCACATCGCCAGGGTCGCCAACACGAGCGCCCCGAGGACGTACCGCACACGCTTGTCAACCACCGGACGTTTCCCCCCTTCCCCGTTTTCTGGGGACTTTGAGGGCACGGCGGCCGCGTCCCTCCCGTGGAGCCCAAACAAGTTCGCAGGATCATCCCCCTCGGTTACGTCGCTGACGGGCCCCCGCACGTCAGCGACGACCGCCAATCAGCCCGGGCGCGCACTGGGCCCAGGCCGCGTCATCGAGGTCTTCGTCGTCCACGTCGAACATCAACGCAGCGAGGGGGACCGCCGGGGCTGGCGTGGACGTCGCGGCTGCTCGGATTGCCTGCGACGCCCACGCCAGCGTTTCCCCCCTCCCCCCGGGGACCGCCGCCGCGCTGCTGCCCCATATCCCGCACGGCAGCGGAAGCTTCAACCTCATCAGGCCACTGCTCCGAGGACCTTGGCTGGCACGAACACCGGCATCAGGGGCATCCATAGCGGCACCCGCATCCGCGACAGCCCAGCCGCCGCGTGTCGTGGGTCGTACCCCGGCGCCACCCGGCTGCGGTACAGGCCGCTGCCGCCGCCTTGACACCCGTTGCCGACGCGAGCAACGAGCTCGGGTACGAGCCGACGGCTGGCTAAGTCGTCCACCTCGGTCCGCGTCACACTGACCTCCCCTTGGGGAAAAGTAGGGGGGCGCGGCGGCCGGGGGAGCAGCTCCGGCCGCCGCGCCCTATCGGGCGCCCCGACGTTTGAAGGTGGAAGGAAACGCGCGCACAGCGCCGGGGGGGCCTGGCTGTCTTTGCTGCGTTCGCGTTCCCCATCGATCGCCCGCCTTTTCCTCGCCGGGGGTTATTGGGTTGCCGGCGCGGGGGTGACGCGCGAGTGCCGCGCCGGGCCCCCACGACCGACCTTGGGTGCCCGCCTCCCGTTGCCAAGGTGGGAGCGGCCCCGAGTCCGGAACTTAGCTAACATTGATAGCGAAGACAAGGTTGCTCTTGAAGTCGGCGGGGACTCATGATCGGATTGACGGGCCAAGGTGGGAGTGTCACTGTGTCCGTCAATTTTGACTATCTGCGCGTTCTGGACGACATCGTCGCGCGCATCCGGTCGGGCGAGTATCCGCCCGGCCACCGTCTGCAATCCGCCCGCGAGCTGGCAGAACAGTATCGGGTGAGCGTCGGAACGGTACGGAAGGCCATCGATCTGCTTAAGGATCGAGGTGTGCTGGAGGGCCACCAGGGCAAGGGCGTCTTCGTCGCCACTGCCCGTCCATAATTCGATACGAACGGTTGACCCTCGCCGGCCCACAGGTACTTTCCCGCCTCCCACTGAACGGGGGCGCGGTAGGTCGGATCGGATGATGGCGTGAACGCCCCGAGGTCGCGACCACTACGCCCTTTTGTGGCAGGGGGCGCGGAAGCCGGGCCCTTGAGGTCATCCGGCCACCGCACCCCGTGCAACAGACCGTACGGCCGCCGCTACGCGGGTTGGTACGTCAACGCACCGGTACGGCTACGGACCACCGGGGTCAGGCGGACAGCCCCATCCGGTCGCACAGGCCGCGCAGCTCCGACCCGCCAGCCTGACGCTGCGAGCGCTCCAACAGGGCCCGGGCGGTCTCTTGGACCATCGCGGAGGAGTGGACGTGCTGCGGCGCGAGCCGCTCGGCGGTCAGCAGGTAGCGGACAGCCTCGCGGTCCCTGCGCACCCGGGCCAGCGCGCGGGCGGTGTCGGCATAGAAGGCGACCTGACGGACGTTGGCGTCGATCGCCGCGGGGTTGGTCCCCTTGGCGACCTCGACGGCCCGGCCGGGCTCCCCGGCGTCGGTCTCCAAAGAGATCCGCCAGAGATTGACGTTGGTCGGGCCGAACCACAGGCCGAGGGTGGTCGTCTCGCCCGTGCGTTCGGCGATCGCAGCCGCCTCGGCGAGCCGGGCTTCGCTGTCGTCGGTCCGCTTCAGCCCACGGGCGGAGTACGCCCCGGTGAGGTGGAGCATGCCGAGCATCTCCATACCGCCGTGCGCGTCCGCGTGCGCCTGGAGGTCATCGACGGCACGGTCGCCGACCACGAGGCCGCGGCCGTAGGAGCCGCACGCGGCGGCGGCCTGGGCCCGGGCGAACGCGGCCAGCCCGAGGAGCACTGGGTCCTCGGTGGCTTCAGCCGCGTCGCGGCAGCGCTCTGCGGCGAGCCAAGCCTCAGCCGGGTATCCCAGCGGCCGTACGGTGGCGGCGGCGAGGTACGCGGCGTCACAGAGCAGCCGCAGGGCCCGCAACCGATCCGGTCCGCCGGTCGCGCTGTGGATCTCACGTAGCAGCGGGGGCAGCAGCCGGCCCGCGCCGGCGTAGTCGCAGCGGCCCCACAGTTCCCGTACGAGCGCCGCGTCGCGCTCCAGCTCGGGTAGCGGCCGCGCCCGCGGCGTGGCGGGCTCGGCGAGGTCGACGTCGACCAGCGCCTGACGGATCGCGTAGACGCTCGCCTGCGCGGCCATGGTCTCCCGGTCGGCGGCCGGCATCGGCGTACCCGTCAGGTCCGCAGGGGCGCACTCCAGCGCCGCCGCTATGTCAGCCACCACGAAACGATTGTCGGCCGCCTGCCGGCCGTTCTCGATTCGCGACCAGGTGGCGTGAGAGATGCCGGCTCGGCTGGCCGCGTGCCGGACGCTCCAGCCGCGCAGCTGTCGGCGGGTACGGATGCGTTCGCCGATCGTCGTGTCTGGGCTCTGCCTGCGTGGCATTGCTTGCTCACCATCCCCGGGGTCGCGGAAGTGTCGCCCCCCGAACGCCCCAAGGGTACCCCGGCCTGTCTGCGCTTGCCTGGAGGTGCCGAGCGGGGGCGCCGGTTACGCTGCGTAATGGAAATGCGAAATCGAATACGCAGCGACGGATGGAAATGCGTGGCGCTCCACTGTGGATGATCAGGGTTGCAGCGAGGGTTGCACTGCGGGGCCTGGCTGGGCCTGTCTGCAACCCTCGATCATGGCCCTGGGCAGGTCAGGGCAACTGCGGGCAACCTGGATCTTTGCTCTCGTAAAGCACAGGTCGTCGGTTCGATTCCGACAGGCGGCTCGCAGCGGGTTCTCGATCGCATACGATCGGGGACCCCGTTCGGCGGCTCTGGCGACCACGCCATATATGGACGTCATTCAATGCGTGCAGCGACCCCATCAGATACGTCAGGCCGCTTTTAAGAAAAGATAAGG